CGCAACTGATACCAGCAAATATTGCTGTTATCATTCCCAGTATCCATAGGTCTGTCAGCCCTTCACTGAACAGGACCACCGCCATAGTGCCAGCGAATGTTGCCAGCGCACCATCTTTGATTAACCAAATCACAGGTCTATTTGTCATTTTGCTTTTCCTTCCTGATTAAACCTCTTACGAATTTTTCTGTTTCTTGAATTGAGCAAGCTATTTGGAACCATTCAATATCCCTGCGCTGCCCACCCTCGCTCTGCTCATAGGCGATATCGTAAAGTTCGTTTAGCTTTTGCAGAAAATCTAACTTGTTAACGCCGAATGTTGTTGTCCACGGCGTAACTGTTTCTGCCATTTTCACCGCTTCATCATAGGTGTTATGACTGGAATGGTGATGCTTACCTTTAGATGTTTGGGGTTCGATGTATAACGTCCAACATCCAATCGATTTGTTTATTACGACATGTTCCTGACTGTTTACCCCAACCCACGTTGCGCGGGTTTCTGGCATCAATTCAAATCTTGCAACTTGTGTCATATGTCTTCCTTTCAGTTCCAATGCGGTGATTTGTTCACCGTGTAGCGACAAGGAAGGGAAAACCCTGCCGCTACAAGGTGACAGAGCCGAAGCCCTGCCGCCTGAAACTGTGTTGCATCATTAACCGCCCTGCATGTCAGGCACTGGCCCGTCATATTGGCTTGTTAATGGCTGATATTGTGCGGCCCACCGTGTCACGTTTTCCACGGCGGCGGCTAACTTGGTGAAATAGGGCATTCAGCAATACCCAGCCCCGAAGGGCTAACCTGTAGTGGTCAACTGCAAGGGGTCCGAAGACAATTCAAATTCCAACCCGTGCAACCTCTTATTGCACGGTCAACATCAAAGCCCTGTTTGGGGGTCTCGACTGCATAGCATTCTGTCAGCGGGGTATGGTGGCCCTGCCCGTTCTGGGGGTCTCAACCAGTATTGAATTTCGTTCTGTGTGGGGGTGATTACCCTGCCAAGTTGGGGGTCTGTGAAGGGTGACTGATAAGTTCGGCATGAAAAATTCCTACACTTAGCAGCCGCCGGACCATTGACCAGTTCCAACGGGTCTAACGAACACCTGATGATTTACCGTTTCCAGTGGGTCTAATGCACTTGCAGCGCGATTAACCAGTTCCAAGGGGTCTGGATGATGTTGCTTGCGTTTTAGCGTTTAGTCTTATGAACGATGAGAAAAAGCGAACCGAAACCAGCATCCAGCCAATCTGCGGAGTATCGGGGGGCGGGAATTGAAACTGCCAGTGCAGCCATTAGGCCAGCCCTTGTCCGACTGCCTACAGTGCAGCGGGGCGTGGGGTCACCGCCGGAGCGGTGTCGGTATGAACATTGTCAAACAGCGCGGCCCAAAAAACCGAAGGGCCAAAGACGCAACTTAGGCGTCCAGTCTGAAATATGTACTGACAATCTCTAATTCAAGGGGTGCTAGTCAAAAAAGTTTCCTGACAAAGAAAGCCCCAAACGGGGCGGGGAAAAACCCGCATTGAACATAGGTCATAGGATATACTAGGGGGGGATAAGACAAAGGGACCAGAAACAATGGCAAGCAAGAAACACACAACGGCCCACGGGTTAACAGTGAAGCAGGAAGCATTCGTTCAGGCTTATGTCACTGGGGATAGCAAAGGCAATGCCAGTGCGGCATATCGAGCGGCCTACGACACGGCAAAGATGAAACCAAGCAGCGTCAGGGCTGAGGCATGCCGATTACTGGATAACCTGAACGTGACCCAGCGCATTGACGAGTTAAACGCTGATATAGTGGCACAACACCGCTTGCAGGGGGTCTCTCTTAGGCAGCGGGTGCAGGAAGGGCTGTTATTGGAAGCAGCGGGTGCAGAAAGCCCTGCGGCCCGTGTTCGCGCATGGGAACTCATAGGTAAACTCCAAGGGGTTGATGCCTTTGGTGCTGATAGGGTTGAGACCAACACGACAATAAACAGCAAAACAGCCGAAAATGAACTGCAACAAGCGATTGCAGCCGCCTTGGAAGATAGCACCGTGGTGCAACTGTTCGACAAGTAGCTGATATCGCTGGTTTCTTGTGGCATAATCTAGGGGATTGCTAGGCTCACCCTCAAATCGGGGTGTACCTTGACAGATAGAGGGTGTCTTCCCTGCCTACCCACACCCCCCTGCACGCACACTCGCGCACACTCGCGTATACATAGTACTAAACAGCCATAATCCCTGCTTTTTGCAATCAATCCCATACCCTTTTCCCCCAAAACACAGGAAAAAGGCCAAGGAATCCTACCCCCCGTGGGGATATTTAGTGAATTAGAAAGGAAACCATAAAGGAAAGGGTGAATGCTACATAGCAAGCAAGCATGAAGGTAAAAAATCTACTGAGCTTCATAATAAAACCTCTTTTAAAAGAGGGCCAGCCTGACTGTGCTACAAGCTGGCCCAAGTCTAGGGAGACTTAAAAGCAGCCGGGGCAAAGGAGTAACACCCCGACTACTCATTTCGTTATATAGTCTGAAATATGTAGTGTCAACAGCAACGTCATACATATATCAGAGTTGACACTCTCACATTTAGAACATAAGGTGAATCTGCATGGTCAAGCATGCGCTGTGAGAACGGGGGTCTTCTTCTATCACCCTTCCACCCAGAAATGAGGAAGACCCCTATGCCGCAAGACACAATTCGCAAAGACCTTATCTGGATAACTGACGAAGGCGACATCGACTTCGATGAGGCGATGATGGAAGAGTGGTTTGCCGCTGCCGTAGAGAACTTGACGACATATGAGGTGAGTGAAGACTCAGCCGCTTGGATGCTTTTCCTGATGGGTGCGGAGACAGCAGTCAGAGGAAACATCGGAGACCATCCGTATGGCGGGAGTGCGTAAACGTGTCAAAAAAACCCGCCCAGAAAAAAGCACTTCAACCATACAGCTTGAGTGTGCGGGGTGCGGTAAAGGATTCCGGGCCAGTGAAAATGACTGGATTGCCCTTGGGAGCGGTCACTATGTCCACTGGGGCGCATGGCACGGAGAAGACTGCTACAAGGCTCTCCGCAGAAGACTTGAAGAGGAAGCGACTGATGAGGCACGAAGCGTGGATGAAGAAGCAGATGAGGAATATTATGAAGAATTCGCAAGAGGATTTAATGATTGAGCCTGACGCTTTCAACAACAAGCAGCAGAAACTTGAGGACCATCAGGATGAAATGGTTCGCCAGCCCTCTCACTACAATCAGTCAGGGATAGAATGTATTGACGCTATCCACGCTTGCCTTGGGGATGAAGGCTTCATCAGCTACTGCCACGGCAACATGCTGAAGTATAGCTGGCGTTGGAAATACAAGGGTGGGCTACAGGATTTAAATAAATCGGCTGAATACGGGATGTTTATAGAGAACGTCACCAACGGCAAGAAGCCAAGGGGATAAGCTTTGGAGTATAACAACGACTTCCGTTTCGACCTGAAGAGAGGTCAAAAGGCAGAGAAGTGGCTTGGCGGTCTCCTTGAGGGGGACACAATGGAAGTCAAGCGAGACTTTATCGCGCACAAGACCAAGAGGGTCTTCGTAGAGTTTGAGTGCAGCGGTAAGCCTTCAGGTATCAGTAAATCAGAAGCAGACCTGTGGGCATTCGTCACTAACGTCTCAACCATAATTGTTTCGACTGACGGGCTGAAGATTCTTGTCGAAGAAGCCATAGCCAAGAACCGTGTGAAGAAAGGCGGTGACGGCAATCGCTCTAAGGGAGCGATGATAGATTTGAGAGATTTGGTTCTTCTATCATATAATGAGTAGTCAATGACTGACCGAAGGATAGAGAAAAACCGCAGAAGGCTTGAGTTCCTTCAAAGCTGCATTCGTTTCTTCAAGAAGAACAAGAGAAAGATTTTGGTTATCTATCCTGAGAGGAAAAAGAAATAATGGACTTTACCACATACCAACAGAAGTCTCGCGAAACTGCTATCTACAAGAGCGAGTTGAAGTTGCTGTATCCAGCACTTGGTCTAGCAGGGGAAGCTGGTGAGGTCTGTGAGAAGATTAAAAAGATTTACCGAGACAAGGATGGGGAGATGTCCTCAAACGACCGCTTGGATATCCGTAAGGAGTTGGGTGATGTGCTTTGGTATATCAGTCAGATTGCCTGTGACATTGACGTAACCCTAGCCTCAGTGGCTACCGCTAACCTTGAGAAGCTGCGGGTTCGTAAAGAGAACGGAACCCTTGGTGGTTCTGGGGATGACCGCTAACAAATATTGGCGGTAATGCAGATACACATGGTATTTTATATTGTGGGACAAAATGGATACTAAAGAGTTGTGACTGAAGCATCTGCACAAGAACTACTAAAAAATATAGATAAACTTCCACCCCATCATTACGAAGCTGTAACCAAAGCCCTAGCTAAATGGCATGAAGCCAAGCAGATAGACAAGGCGAAGGACAGTTTTTTAGATTTTGTTAAGGTAGTATGGCCTTCTTTTATTGAAGGACCACACCACCGTATCATGGCTGAAAAGTTTGAGAGGGTAGCCAACGGTGAGTTGAAGCGTGTCATCATCAACATAGCTCCTCGCCACGGTAAGTCCGAGCTTACCTCATGGCTCCTTCCCGCTTGGATGCTTGGTAAAGACCCCAGCAAGAAGATAATAGCGGCGACACACACCGCAGACTTCTCTGTAAGGTTTGGTCGTAAGGTTCGTAACCTTATTGACGCTGAGTCATTCAAGTCGGTTTTTTCCAACGTCACACTTCGTGCTGACTCCAAGGCTGCTGGTCGGTGGGATGTATCCGGCGGCGGCGAGTATTTTGCTGTCGGTGTTGGTGGTGCGATGACTGGTCGTGGTGCTGACTTGTTAATAATAGATGACCCGCACTCAGAGACAGCGGGTATCAATCCGTCTCTGGATTATTTCGATAGTGTCTATGAATGGTACGCCTCTGGTCCAAGACAGCGTCTGCAACCGGGCGGTGCTATCATAATCGTGATGACACGGTGGCACGAACTAGACCTGACGGGACACATCCTTCAGTCATCAGAGGAACGCAAAGGTTCTGACCAATGGGAAGTAATCCAACTCCCTGCCCTCTATGAAGATGGCGAACCGCTGTGGCCTGACTTCTGGAGTAAGGCAGAGCTTGACGCTCTAAAAGCTGAACTACCGATATCAAAGTGGTCAGCCCAGTATCAGCAGCAGCCCACCTCAGAAGAAGGTGCGTTAATAAAACGTGAGTATTGGAAAGAGTGGCGAGGCTCTGGTCCACCAAACTGCTCATACATAATTCAGTCTATTGATACGGCACACACAAAGAATGCTCGTTCAGATTACTCAGCCATCACCACATGGGGAGTGTTCGACCATACAAACGAGGATGGGCAGACCGTACCAAACATAATCCTTCTGGATGCAATAAACGAAAAACTAGAATTTCCTGAACTCAAGAATAGGGCTTTAGAACAATATTATGCTTACGAACCTGATGGATACCTTATCGAAGCTAAAGCGGCGGGTTTGCCTCTCATACAAGAACTACGAGCATCAGGTATTCCTGTCACTGATTACACTCCGAGTCGCGGTCAAGATAAACTATCGCGGGTTAATTCAATCACTGACATCTTTGCGAACGGGATTGTTTGGTATCCAGCCACTAGATGGGCTGAAGAAGTGGTTGAGCAATGTGCGGCGTTCCCTAACGGAGCGCATGACGACCTTGTGGACTGCACGACCTTGGCGTTAATGCGCTTCAGGCAAGGCGGTTTCCTTACTTTGGGGAGCGACTACGAAGACCTAGAAGACGAATGGAAGTCACCCCGAAGAGAACCTTACTACTAGGGAG